GCAGTCGCTGTATTTGCTGTGCTTGGGTTTCTGGGATAGGTGCGCCACCCCTTCCCGGCGCACGATAGTTTGGACCAATGTCTGGGCGCGGATTAGCTGCGCCATAGACAGGCCTGTTCTTCCATAGTTCCCACAGTGCTGATGCACCACCAAATGTCGGATCTCTTCCAAGAAACATAATCTATTCTCCTAAGTCCACAGACTCGTTAAGCCCTGACCAGCAGCAGCACCTAGCGGACCACCCATTGCCATACCCATACCACCTGCTAATGCAGTAAGCATTGGGTTAGGTCCGGCTGGTCCTGTTGCTGTACTCGTTCCACCATACTCACCAGATATACCAGCCATGTAGTTCTGTAACCCAAGCTGTGATCTCTGTGCATCATAGGCATACTTAGCCCTGGCTGCGTCAAGCTGTTGCTGATCCATCGCTTGCTGTTGCCCACCAACTGCTCCTGCTGCCCCAGTCATAGACAACGGTGCGCCAAGGATGGAAGGATACTGGCTTAATGCACCTTGCATAGCCCCTGCTCCCTGCATACCATAACCCATAGCTTGCTGTTGTGCGCCCATGCCCATCTGGGCAGATTGCATTCTTCGGTTCTGCGCCTGACTATAAGCATCAAATTCTGCTTTAGCTAGGTTATCTGCTATCCTCTGCCCGGTAGCACCAACTGCGGTACCCTGTACTAGGTCACCTCTTGTGCCACCACCAGGTTGTGTCTGAACAATCTCTTGTCGTATACCAGGAAGTACCTCGCCAGTTAATTGACCCATAGCTTCAGTTCTATACGCATCAGCTAGTGGTCCAAATACGTCAGTATTCACATTACCAGCCATGAGATCGCCATACTGTGACTCAGTAAATGGTGTCATCCCTGCATACCCAGCCTGAGTTAGAGGTGCAGCAGCACCTTCTCCATAACCCATCGCACCTGCGCCATAACCTAATGCGCTACCTAATCCACCCTGAGCAGCACCCATAAATGCTTCAGTCTGCGGATCAGTGGCATACCTTAGCGTAGCCTCCTGTGCTGCTTTCTGTGCTGGCGTAAACCCAGCAACAGTTTGTCCTCCATAGTAAGCAGGGTTTAATGCACCTGATCTATACAGGTCTTCGGTAAACTCAAAGCCTCTCTCTAAATAGGGCTTCTGTTGTTCCCAGGGTTCTGTTCTTGTTGTCTGTACTTTTGATCCACCTGACATAATCTTCTCCTACTTCGGAACCAGTCTAACACCAGCTAAAATACGCTCTGCACCACCTGCTTGTCCACCAGTCGGTAGATAGGGATAGTACGGATACTTGTTTATATCAAACTCATTATAGGCTAGTTCTTCATATGCTTGATTATCTGTACTCCACTCATACGGACGATAAGCATACTTATACCCTTCCACATCTGGCATAGGTACACCAGCACTACTGCTAGTTGATGTTTTTGTTATGTTCGCCCTTGGATCATAGTCTGCTGCCATTGACGGCAAATGCCTGGATGCCTGGAATCTACCCGGACCTAAGTGAGTTCTTGGTAATGGTGTATCTCCCCACATACCTCTCCCTCTCCATGTTCCCATTGTAGCATCAGTTTCTTTTGATCCTGTAGTCTCCCAGTGATGCTTACCCCAGTCAGCCATTGATCTCGTATCTTCCGGAATCTTATTTAGATAGTGATGGAGTAAATCAGGCCATGCTCGAACATAGTTCTCATACTTGTTCGCCCCTTCGTGCATTGTCAGTTCCATAGGTACATCAACAGCACCCCTCTTCACTGTCGAAGAAGGCGTAGCAGGAGTGTAACCTAATATACCGGCACCACTTGCTGCGGTTCCAAATAGAGGCCCACCTCCACTTAATAGTCCAGTTGTTGCCATTATTGCATCCTCTGCTTTAAGTCTTTCGTAATGATGTCATAAGAGTGTTTCCAGTCTTTTAGTTTCCTTGCCATACCTTTTCTTGACCAAGCCTCAAGACATGAGCAGCCATTCCTTATCGCGTATCCTTCTATCATGGGAAGAAAGTCATACCACATATCCATGTTCTTTCCCGCGAGTGTGATAACTCTGACTATCTTCTTTCTCGGATATTGTATTACCTCAGTTACCATAGCAGCTATAGTTTCTTTACCTTCTAGTGCTACCCATAACCTAAGGTCACCCTTATCCAGATGTTTCTTTATATCATCTGGTACAAGTTCGCCTTCTGCATGTTGTAATGCTTTCTCTATGAGAGGTACAACATCACCCCAGACTAAGTCTATATCTTCAGCTTCCAGTAGAAATACTTTACAGCTTCGTCCAGACTGGTGGATCAGCTGTGCTGGCGAAATAGATTCCTTGTCCCGATCCTGGGTTCCAGTCACTTCCGTCTGCGAATCGGATGTCTCCCGCTCTGGGTCTTGACGGTGCTTCATGCGTTACCTCTAGTCTGAAGGTTGCTTGATTTAATAGGATATCCCCGAGTCTTTTAAGTTCCGTGATAAGGTATAACCCTAAACTTTCAGTGTCTGCCGGTAATGGTCCGGGTTCATAATGGGTTACAGACCTTTCTACTCTATCTACATGAGTAGCCATTAGTTCATCTTAGAACCTCTATTCCCTGCGTTCTTAACGTCAAGAGAATAGCCGTCCAATCTCCATGTTTGATCTCCAGTGGATTCAAATTTCACACCGATATATTTTCCTGTAACCCTGACAGGTACTTTTGATTGATCGTCCGGGTTAAAAGTATATGGGCCTTCCCAAGAAATAGCTGACTCTGTTGACATCTGCGCGCCAACATATACATTAACATCAGTACCCGCTGTCGATAAAGTCATCTTGGGCCAAACAGCCGTAACGCTCTTTACTGTTGACGCATTAGGTTGTCCTGATTCATCCACAATTATACCGGTTCTTTCGATGTAGGATGTCATGTTGGTCCCATCCTTCGTATTTCCAGTTTCATGCCGATACATTTTAGTATCAGTTGCAGATGCCATCACCAGAGATTTACCAGCCGTATTGTGGAAGGATGATGCACCCGCTGTATTCCAGTTCAGTGAGTTATCCGCCCATGTACTCGTATCGGCAGACCATGATGCAGAGGATAATGGATCACCCTCAATACCGTATGCAATCATTGATGTTTCTGGAAGATCACGCTCTGTGAATGTTTGATTTGCCCAGTTCCAGACCAAGGCTTTATCGCACTGTACGTTTGTTAAATTACCAGACGATACGTAGCAAGCCCACATCTCTGTATTCCCATAATCTGCAACCACAAATGACTTTTCATGCTCATCGCCATTCATATTTCCAAACAAGTAATCCCTCATCTTATGGGGGAGAATAGATTCGATCTTCATCCCATCGTTAATATAGATGTCGCCATTACCGAAAATGAAATGCCTGTCTCCAAATTCTGCTACACAGTTTGTAGACAGTGCGCCAATCGTCGGGGATAATTGACGAAAAGCAAAGATAAAAGGAGTACCAACATAGGACATCTGGTAGACGGAATCTTCTTTATAGATCATAAACTTGTCTGTCAAGGGAAGACCATCTAGTATGGCTCCCTTTGAATCAGCTAATTCATACTCCCCAGCATCGAGTGTCGCGCTGGTTTCATCCCATGAGGATGGGAGTGCCTGAGTAGCTGCTTCGTGCGACCATTTTACTAAATTTGAATACTTGGTGCCGGACTTTGTTACGTTAAGGGAGATCAGGAAAGAGCGGAACGCTTTTATAGATTTACATCCAGTAGAGGCAGGCCAGTTACTCAAGTCTGCCATCCTAGTACCTACAGCGGGTACGCCGGAACTCAATGCCCAGAATTGTGGGTCATCGACACCGTTGGTCATGATAAGAACACCACCTAATACGGTGGATACCCAGCCCGTCCTGGCTGTAGCATTGTAAGCCCCGGATGACCTAGTTATATCTGTCCAAGTTGATCCATTATGAACATGAATAGCGGCAAGTCCACCAACTATCCAGTAAGACGCAGACCCTGCTACTAGATTAGTAATATAATAAGGCGCAACAGGACAGGAGGCCATAACCTCCTTATAGCCGGGGGTTTTCTGTATAGCCCCATGCTCTGCCCTTATGTTATTGCCATCCGTCCAGACATTAGGGGGCAGTTGCCAAGAGTTT